GCGGATCGGACGCGACCGCGTTCACAAATGTCACGAACTCGCTCGGCATCCAGGTCAAGCATCACGACGGCAAGATTTACGCGGAGAGCGTGACAGCCGCGTTGCAGGTGTCACCGACCGACACGACGAAAACCTACGCCGTCGGCACGCGAGTTGAGGTGTGGTTCGACATGCGGAATCCGGCATCCTGTGCGTTGTACGTCAACGCCGTGCCCGTGCTGACCGGCAGCGTGTTTGACGTGCACACCGCCGCCGTGGACTGGTTCCTGATCGCCCATTTGGTCAAGACCTCGACGGCAGACGTGATGAAGGTCCGCGTGGACTGGTTGCGTCAACGGCAGATGGAACAATAACTTTCGGAGACTCGAACCATGAACCAGACCGCACAAGACGCCCTTGGCCGCATCAAAGCCTCGCTCGTCGGCAAGAACCCCGGCTTGGTGCACGGACGGGCCACAAACGGCGTCATCGTCAACATGACGCACCATGCGGAGAACAGCCCGCACGACGTGGTTGCCGTCTGTCAGGCGATCCCGACGCCCGACCAAAAGGCGAAGGAACTACTCGCCGGCTGCCAAGGGGCAATCGACGCCGGGGCGCTGCTCGTCGTCAACCAGGCATCTTGCCTCTCTTTGCTCGTCAAGGCAGCCGACGCCGTGCCCGTCACCGCGTAAGAGGGCGCCCCGATGAGCATGTTGAGCGACGCAATCGCCGGCCTGATTTTGCCAGGACTGCAAGCCGCATTTGGCGTGGCAGCAGTCTACAGCCGGGGTGCTACGAACCTCAGTATCACCGTAATCGCCCAGGAGGGCGGCAGTGACAAGGAATCGGCCACGAAGCTCGGCGACAGCCCGGACTCGACCAGCTACGTGATTTTCACGCCAGAACTTGGATACGCAGGATTCAGCGTCGCCGTCGCAGACCTTGCAACGCTCAATCCGCCAGAGCCTGCCCGAGGCGACAAGATCACCATCGGGAGCGACGTTTACCCGCTCCTGGCGCCGGAAGGGTTGAATCCGTGGCGATACGAGGATTTGCCGTTCAAGAGCCTGTATCGCTGCCACACGAAAAAGGCGTAGGTCATGGTAAAGATTGCCGATCTAAACCCGACATGGATTGACCACGGCGAACGTAAGGGGCTCGGCGTGGCGTTTGATTGCATGGTTGGCACGCATCACGGCAAGCATTGTGTTATCCGTAACTGGATTTTGTTCAGCAATCCTCTCGACGGCGACCCTGCATGGCCAGGAGAGTCGATGGCGTTGATGATGGAAAAACGAGATTCACACGAGGCTTCATTGGTCGATGGACGGGAGATATTTGAGCTGGCTGGATGCGGAAAGTCTCGCTGGCTCCGGATCGGCGACAACTTCGAATCGTTGTCGATGACACCTTCCGTCAACGCCGGCCCATGCGGACACATGACGTTGACGAATGGTATTTTCGCGTAAGGGATCGTAGGCCATGAAAGACTTGCCATTCGCCTCAGAGCCGGCAGAGACCGCTTACCAAGCCGGGCTGAAGGCTGGTATTGAAATGACGCGAGATCAGTTCCGCGAGGCGTTGAGGGCGTTCGTAACAGCCGAAGAGAAATCGAAACGCGACTATGAAGCGTTTCGAGCCAAACGGGCCGCCGAAGAATCGGCGAAATAACCAAGGCGGATTATGCCGACCCCGACCGGCCAAACCCTGACGACAATGGCCGTCGCCGACGGCGTGGCAGCCGAGATCACGACGCCAGCCGATTCGACCGTTTGGACCGAGCCGACGATCACGGTGAAACGTCAGTGGCTGCCGACGCCGAGCGATTCAGCCCTGAACGTGCCCTATATCTCGGTCATCGCTCTGGGACGTGGCAGACGCGGGCGAGAACCGGACCCGGCGCCGACCCCGAAATCAGGACGGTTCACGCGGGCAACGATTCGGTCAACGCATCGCGTGAAAGTCGTCTGCCAGGCCCGCATCAGTTCGGACCCAGCCGTTTACGACGGTCCGGGAGGCAGGATTGACCAGCTCGCCGCGTTCTTGATGCAGGTCGAAGACTACTGGAACGTGAAGCATCGGCAGGTGAACGCGATCACAGGATTGACGGGAAAGACTGGCGTCGTGCTCTGGGAATCGAGCGTCACGCTTTACGACCCCAAAGCCGTTGACACGAACATGCTTTTCGTGGGCGAGATCGACCTGGCTTTCTCGGAGATAACGCCGTGGTGATGCTGAACGCTCGCATCGTTCCGGCGAACGGAACGCTGAATTTCTTCGATTACGACAAAGTAACGAAGATGTGTGCGGATAAGAAAAAAACCGCACTCAGCAAAATCGGGGCTTACGTTCGTGAGCGAGCACGGCAGAGCATCAAAAAAGCGGCGTTGACCGCCGAGAACAAAAAGGCGCGGCGGCTCGCAAAGAAACTCGGGCTAGAAGAGCCGGAAAAGGACTTCGTTCCGAGCAAGCCAGGAGAACCGCCGCGATGGCGACAAGCGAAAATACGAAAAGGCATTTTTGGCCAGCCGATCAAGAGGATTCTTTTCGGCTACGAGCCGGACGACGGGGGAAACGTCGCAATCGGATTCGGCTTGGTTTTCGGCATTAAGACGGGCGTGCCAAAACGGCTGGAGGAAGGCGGGACGTTCACGAACAGCAAGGGCCGCACGATCACGGTCGCAAAGCGGCCGACACTCGTCCCCGCTCTGGCGAAAGAAAAGGCAAAAGCCGCGTTGATGTTCGCGGATTCACTCTAACGAGGTTTTCCCATGGCAACTCTGTTAGTCCCCATCAATGTCGTCGCGGGCAAGGATTGTTACGCCTATGGAAACACCGGCACGCACGGCAGCCCGACGTGGGTTGAAACCGACAACATCCAGGATGCCAAGTTGGGCGACGCGATCACGCTCTACGAACTGAAGTTGCGGAAAAACCGACCGTTCAGCACCAACGTGCCAACGCTTTTGGGATGGAATCCCAGCTTCAAAATACCGGACATTGCCGCCGACGCGCTCATGCTCGCCTTGGTCATCGCCAAGAACGCCGGCAGCTGCATCGACATGCTTTTCCTCGACGGGCTTGTCGTGCCAGCGAGCGGAAACACCTCGCAGGGGATGCGAGCGGATTGGACCGTCGAAAAAATGGACCGCAGCGAATCCGGCGATGAAGCCGTGATGTACGACGTAAGTCTGAAGCCCGGCCAGACCGCGAACGTGCCCGCATGGTTCAGCGTGACCACGGCGTAAGACGAACGACAACCTACAAGGAACATTCCCATGACCATTGCAGCCGTCCCCGTCAACGTGACAGCCGGGAAAGACGCCTATGCCTACTACAACACCGGCACGCACGGCAGCCCGACGTGGGCCGAGGCTGGCAACGTGCAGGACGTAAAACTGGGCGACGCGATCACCTTGTACGAGCTGAAGCTCCGCAAGAATCGACCGTTCTCGACGAACGTCCCCACCCTGCTCGGCTGGAATCCCAGCTTCAAAATGGCCGATATGCCAGGCGACGCGTTGATGATCGGCATTATCGCGGCCGTAAACGGCGGGTCTTGCTTGGACATGCTCTTTCTCGACGGCGTGGTAGCTCCCGCGACCAGCATCACGTCGCAGGGAATGCGTGCCGATTGGACCGTGGAGAAAAAGGACCGATCGGAGAGCGGAGACGAAGCCGTGATGTACGATGTCTCGCTCAAGCCAGGGCAGACCGCGAACGTGCCGAGCTGGTTCAGCATCACAGGATCGTAACCCGCCGCGTCTTTCACACCGAGGATTTACCGCATGTCTCTTTCTTGGACCGATTGCAGGGGCAAAGTATGGCCCTGCAAAATCACCGCCGGCGTCGCGGACGATGTTCGCGACGCCACGAACCTAGACCTCCTTAACCTCGCTGACGACGAGGGGGCGATCTTCAAAGAAATCCGCACCACAAATGCGACACTGACCAACGTGATGTACTGCATTGCCATATCGAACGGCGAGACGGCCACCGAGAAGGAATTTCATCGCGGAATCGACGGGGATACCTACGGGGCGATGGACGATGCCTTCGTGGAGGCTGTTGTGGATTTTACCCCGCCCGACAGGAGGGCGGCAGTCAGAGCGATGGTGGAGAAAACGAATGCGGTGAAGGCGAAAGCCATCCTTCGATTTGCAAAGTCTGTCGAAAACCTAAACCTGGATGCAGTGGTGGAGAGCATGGGAGCGAAGGCCGACCAGCGGATGATTTCTGCCGTTGCAAGATTGACCGACGCCGGGTGATTTGGGAATGGGCAGGCAGGCTCGGCATCAACCCAAAGCCTCTCACGTTGCGGGAATTGTGCTGGATGATTGACGCCCACGACCGCGAACAGTGGGAGCACACTTCGCACATGCTGGCCCAGCTCTGGGAAGTGTGCAGGCCGATCCGGCAATGGCTATGCAAAGACAAGGTCCCCGCCCTCAAGCCAAGCGACTACAACCCGTTCGACCTGATGATGAAGAAAAAGGCCAAGCGGGAGAGCTTCAAGGCACAGATCGCGAGCATGGCATCGGCCTACGCAATTCCGAGAAAGGAGGTTCCCAATGGCTAGTTCAGGAGATGCCAGAGCCGGGGGAGCCTTCGTTGAATTGTACGCTAAGGACACAACCACAAAAGTCCTGAACGCCATCGAATCCCGCATCAAAAGCATGGCTGTCAGCGTCGCCCTTATTGGTGCGACAATGGCCGCCGGCGGGGCAGCCGTCACCGCTCCGATGCTCTACGGCCTGAGCGTCGCGAGCGAATGGACAAACGAGCTAACGAGTGCCAACCGCCGAACCGGGATCGGCTTCGAAGATCTGCAAAGCCTGTCCTACGCCTTCCGCGTTGACATGCAGGGCCTATCCGTCGCCACACGGCACATGGACGGCTTGCTTGAGCA